GGCGAAGCTAAACGAGCGCTTGCCGGAGATTTTGAATGAGTTCATTGCCGCCATGGCTGACGACGGAGGCTGACCCGCCGTGGCTGATGCCGTTGGCCGACGCTATCAAGGTTGGCTTGTCGGCGTTGTACAAAGAGCCGCCGATGACCGTCGTGGAGTGGGCGGACAAGCATTTTTACCTGTCGTCGGAGTCCTCCTATCAGGAGGGGCGTTGGACGACCGCCCCCTTTCAGGTGGCCATCCTCAACGCGATGGGCAACGACCTGATTCGCGAAGTCAACTTCGTGAAGTCGGCGCGGCTTGGCTACACCAAGATGCTGATGGCTTTCATTGGTTACCTGGCGCAGCACAAAAAGCGCAACGTGCTGATGTACTGCCCGACCGAGGGTGACGCCGAGGGCGTCATGAAGCGGCACATTGAGGGCATGATTCGTGACGTTCCCGTGGTGCTGGAACTGGCGCCCTGGTACGGGATGAAGCACCGCGACAACACCCTGGAGGCCAAGTGTTTTGCCAACCGCAAAATGCTGTGGTGCCTGGGGGGTAAGGCCGCCCGTAACTATCGGGAGAAAAGCCCCGACACCGTCATTTACGACGAGCTGTCAAAATTTGACGAGGATATCGAAGGCGAGGGCGCGCCCACGTTCCTGGGTGATAAGCGCCTGGAGGGCGCGACTTTTAAGAAGTCGATTCGCGGCTCTACGCCGACCGAGTCCGAGAAGTGCCAGATTTCCCGAGCCGCCATCGAGTCGCCACACGACCTTAGATTCAACATCAAGGCGCCATGCTGCGGCACCGAGCTGGTGCTGCAGTGGGGTGGCAAGAATGAGCCGTTTGGCATCAAGTGGCGGCTCAATGAACGTCAGGAAGTCGAGGCGGCATGGTACCTGTGCCCGCACTGTCAGGGTGGCACGTTTGAGTATCACGAGATGGTCACGGCAGCAGCCGAGACGGGCCGCTGGATTTGCGAGCGCTCTGGAATCTGGACCCGTGACAGCATGGAGTGGTTCGACGCCTCGGGAGAGCCGACCGCAACGCCGCGCTCAGTGACATTCAGCGTGTGGACGGGCTATTCAACGTTCACCACTTGGGTGGATATCGCGACCGACTTCGTCAAGATCGGCAAGGACCGGGGCAAGCTCAAGACCTTCGTCAACACCACGCTAGGCGAGGTGTGGGAGGAAGACCAAAGCGAGAAGCTGGACTGGGAGCAACTGCGCGACCGCCGCGAAGTGTTCGCGCACATTCCAGCTGGAGCTGTTGCCCTGTTCGGTGGCATCGATACCCAAGACGACCGTTACGAGGGCCGCGTGTGGGCCTATGGTGCTGGTGAGGAAGCATGGCTAGTTCATCGCTTTATTCTGACCGGCGACCCGGCCAGCATCGAGCTTCGGCGCAAGGTGGGCCGCGAGATTCACCGCCATTTCAAACGCGCCGATGGCTCGGTGATGCGGGTCGAGCGGTGGTGCTGGGACTCGGGCGGCCACTATTCGGACGAGGTTCGCGCCGAGAGCCGCAAGCATGGCGTGCAGTGGGTTATCCCGATTTTTGGTGCCAGTACCTACGGCAAGCCCATTGCCAACTTCCCGCGCAAGAAAGACAAGCGCAGCAAGGTCTACCTGACCGAAGTCGGCACCGACAACGCCAAAGAGCTGATTTACAGCCGCCTGAAACTGCAGCCGGATGGGCCTCGCCCAGTGCCTGGCTGCATGCACTTGCCCGCCGATGAATCGATTTGCGACGAGGACGAGCTGCAGCAGCTGACCAGCGAGCGCAAAAAGTGGGTCGTGATCAAGGGCAAGCGCGTTATGCGCTGGGATGCCGGCGGCCGTCGTAACGAGGCTTTGGACTGCGCCGTGTATGCCCTGGCGGCGCTGCGTATCAGTCAGCAGCGTTTCGGCCTCGACCTCGACCTGCTGGCCAGCCAGAACCCTGATACCGGCGTGTGGGAAGTCGAGGACGACGAGGACGACGCGCCCGAGGTTGAGGTGGATTCGCCACCGGCCGAATTGCCGGCGCCCGAACCGACGCCGCCTGAGCCGGCATCAGAACCCCAGCCCGCTACCGGCGGGTGGATTGAAACAGGAGGAAGCGGATGGCTGCGATAAATGCGCAGGAAATGGTCGATATCTACCTGCAGGCCGAGGCTGAGCTGCTGCAGGGTGGTAAAGACGTGCAATTCAACGGCCGGCGCGTGGTGATGGCGGACCTGCCGCAAATTCGTGCCGGTCGTACCGAGTGGGAGCGCCGGGCAGCGGCTGAGGGCCGCAATGGCCGCTCGGGCCACTCCCTGGCGGTATTCGGATGATCGGGGAGCTGCTGGACCGTGCGATTGCGCCCTTTGCCCCCAAGTTTGCGCTGGGGCGGATGCAGGCGCGCAGCGTAATCATGGCCTACGAGGCTGCCAGGCCTTCGCGGACCCACAAGGCAGTGCGGGAGACGCGCGACGCTGATGCCGCCCTGCAGCCAGCGCTGCAGTCCATACGTGAGCAGATTCGCGCCTTGGAAGAAAACCAC